CGCTCAATGAACGCGCCGAGGTTTACGCGATGGAATCGCCAGTTGCATCGTCGGAAGTCTCAGGCTGGTGCGCTGCAAACGGAAATGATCCGGCTTTGCGAATTGTGTTGGCCGGTTACGATGGCGAGCACAATGAGCTTGAGGGATTAGGCTGGACGGTTGAGAAGTGGAAGGCGCACGGCGGTTACGGATTAAAAGGCGACGGGCGAGGGCGGGACAACGCATCGCGCGAACGGCTATGGTTTTCTCCGCACTGCGTGAGCTCCGCTCGTGATCTTTTTTCAATGGATGCCACACTATGACCCGCGAGCAATTCGCATTTGAAGAGCTAGACGCCCGCAGGGCTGATGACGCCATGTTCCCGGTGCCGCCTGAGCCGGATTCAAAGGACTGGCCGGCCTATGCTCTGGCCCGCCGCGATCGGGCAAGACGGCGGAAGGCGATGGGTTACAGCCGCGCGTCGGCTGATGCGCTGGTGCGTTGGGCAGAGGCGCGGGATGCTTGAGCTCCGCCCCTACCAGCGCGCGGCCATAGATGGGCTGTATGACTATTGGGCGCAAAAGCGCGGCAACCATCCACTGATAGTTGCCCCGACTGGCGCCGGTAAGAGCCTGATCATTGCCCACCTGGTGCAAGATGCCTGTTCGTATCCTGGCACGCGCATTCTCATCCTGAGCCATGTGAAGGAGCTGCTGGAGCAGAACTCAGCCGAGCTTGCCGGGCAGTATCCTGAAGCCGACATTGGGTTTTTCTCGGCCAGCCTTGGCAAGAAACAGTTGGACCGGCAGGTTACGTTCGCGGGCATCCAGTCGGTATGGGAGCGCGCTTTCGATTTCATCCCGGCCCCGGATTTGGTGCTGATCGATGAGGCGCATATGTTGCCCAAGAACTCGGCAACGCGATATGGCAAGTTCATTGCCGATCTGATGGTTGCTAACCCGCTGACAAAGATCGTCGGCCTAACCGCCACGCCCTACCGGCTGGACAGCGGGTTCCTCCACAAGGGCGAGGGCGCGATCTTTGACGGCATCGCCTACGACATCAGCATTACGGAGCTCATGCAGGATGGTTACCTAGCGCCCGTGATCAGCAAGGCAGGCGTTAAGCAGATCGACCTGACCAACGTCCACAAGCGCGGCGGCGAGTTTATCGAAAGCGAGCTGGCCGCCGCGGCGTCTGATCCGGAACTGGTCAGAGCGACCATTGCCGAGATCGTGCGATATGGCGCCAATCGTAAGGCCTGGCTGATCTTTGCCAGCGGCATTGCCCACGCCAACATGCTGGCCGATGAGCTTGACCTGTACAACGTCCCAAGCGCGGTCGTGACCGGCGAGGATGGCATGGCCGATCGGTCGGCCAAGATTGATGCGTTCCGGTCGGGCAAGCTGCGCGCCTTGATCAACGTCAATGTTTTGACGACCGGATTTAACGTCAAGCATGTTGACCTAGTTGCCCTAGTGCGCGCAACTGCCAGCCCCGGCCTATACGTGCAGGCAGTGGGGCGAGGCACGCGGACGGCAGATGGTAAGGCCGACTGCATTCTCCTCGACTACGGGGCAAATGTGGAACGGCATGGGCTGCTTGATCAGGTCAACCCGAAAGCCAAGTCCACCGGCGAGGGCGTGGCACCGGTCAAGAAATGCCCTGAATGCGAAACGCACAATCCGATAGCCGCGCTGGTTTGCCTGCAATGCGGGTATCAGTTTCCGCCTCGCGAACTCAATCACGGCACCAATGCCTACAAGGGAGCCGTTACCTCCAACCAGGTCGAGAGCACATGGGTGGACGTCGATCACGTTAGCTATTCAAAACACAAAAAGGCGGACAAGCCCGACAGCATAAAAGTTAGCTATCTATGCGGGTTCGTCATGGTCAACGAGTGGCTCTGCCCCGATCATGGCGGATACGCTGCCAGCCGCTACACCGCTCGAATGCCAGCTCTTGGCGCAACGGCGTTGACAACCACCGACGCATTGGCTGAGTGTCAGGACTGGACGCAGCCGAGCCGCATCAAGATCAAGCCCAACGGAAAGTTCCACGAGATAGTGCAGTTGGATTACAAACCGGGAGAACGAATTGAGCGAGCACCACCAACCACAGGATGGCGGCCAAGCTACGACGACGACATCATCCCATTCTGATGGGTGCGTCATATGCATAAATTTGTACGACGGAAAGTATTGCACGCTATGGCGGGACGTGGTGCCGGAGGAAGTCCAAAAGACCGGGTGCGAAAGGATCGATCAGTTTCCGCCGTTCCCTTAGAAAACGCCGAACAGGTAGGATTCCTAAATTGGTTTCGGTCGCGGTTCCCGTCCTTGCTGATCTTCGCCATTCCGAATGGCGATCACAGGGCGATAACGACAGCCAAGCGGCTCAAGGCCGAGGGAGTGGTTGCCGGCATCCCTGACCTATTCATTCCGCAATGGGATCTATGGGTGGAAATGAAACGCCGGGAAGGCGGACGCCTGTCCGAGGATCAACGCCGCATCATTGATTACCTGCAAGCGATCGGGCACGGCGTGATCATCGGCAAGGGTGCTGAGGATGCATCGCGGCAGGTGCTGGCATGGGTTGAGAATAAGGGCGGCTGACACCCATGGAGAGAAATGCCAGCCGCCAATGCGCTCGAAGTCAAACCAAGGAACCAAATTTGACTGAACACGGCGCAAGTTTTAGCACAAGGAAAGGAGCATAAACAATGGCCATCATCTATCTGTCCGGGCCGATGACGGGGTACCCGGACTATAACTATCCCGCCTTCAATGCCGCTGCGGCTGCGCTGCGTGCCTATGGGCATAGGGTCTACAATCCAGCCGAGTTCCCGCATGATGGGGATTCGTTCCCGATGCGCCGCGCGTTTGCCGCCTTCAGCGCGTTCATTTGCTTGGAGGCCGATACGATCGTTGCGCTGCCAGGCTGGGAAAAGTCGCGTGGCGCAACCGCTGAAATGGCGCTGGCGCACGTGTGCGGGTTGGAGGTGTACTGTGTTTGATAATCCAGACGATGCCGCCGATTGGTTTTCTCATATCAGGCGGCTGGTTGAAAAAGCGCGCAACGACCGAGAACTGAAACTCGCGTCCGTCCTGTTGGATGGGCACCACTTTCTCGCCCTGCCTGAGCCACGCCAGCGCGAGCTGGTTAACCTATACGCTGACAAACTATTGGAAATGGGAGCAGACTAGATGACGACGAAGAAAATGCTAACAACGATGCCGAACGATGGGAGGCCATATGTGCTGGAAAGTGCGGCGTTTCGGATGAGCGTTCACCAGTATCGGCAGGATGCACAACGCGAAATCGACGCATTGGACGGCGAAATAAGCCGACTTCAGGCCGAGCTAGAGGCGCGTATGGCACGGCGGCAGGATCTGGCCCAGATTGTTATTCTCGCCGATATGGTGCTGGAGCAAAAGGCGGTTACTTTTTCTGAACGTTCCTGATCTGGTCTATGGCTTCGCGCAGGTAGCGCATATCTGTGCGAAGCTCCGTCAGCAAAGCCGTTTCATTGATCCGGTTGGTTTGAAGCTCTATCATGAGCGTGTCCAGCCTGTCGCCTTGATCGTTAACCCTAGTGTCAAGTTTCTGAATGTCGTTTGCGTTGGTCTGCACGCCAGATGCGAGCGTTTGCCATCCGATGGTTAGGCCGACAATCACTGACCCAATGGTCAGGATATTGCCGAGGGAGATTTTCAGCTCAATCCATTCTGGCACTTAGAACCACCGCTTCTTTTTCTTTGGCGGGATGGGCGCATCGGTTTTAACCGATCGGCGGCCAAGGACGAAGCCAACGGCTGCCGCAAACGTCGCAAGCCCCGGCGCCCCAGCAATGCGCCATGCAAGACCGGCACCCGCCACGATGAGGGCTAGGGGCCAGTACGGGACAAGCGGAACGAGCCAATCAGGGATGAGATGGTTCACTTCGCCCACCCCATGCGCCGGGCGATAACGTACCAAGCCTCTGTCGCGGCGCCGATGGCAAAGCCTAGCGCCACCTCCACAACATTGAGAACGTCTGGATCGGTAGCGATGCCGCTATCCTCTGGCAACAGCCCCTTGATGACAAGCGCGCCGGAAATGTAGCGCAGGGCAATGCGGGCAATGACAGCGGTCATAGCAAACCTCTTATCCGAACAATGACGCAATCCAATTGTAGGCACCTACAACTACACCAGCAATGGCCAACGCCGCAAGAACTAGCCAGCCAGTGCTGCTTGGCTTGGGCTCGATCACAGTGATGGTAGGCGCATCATCCATCGCATCCAGCGCGCTCAGGAATGCATCGGCATATTGCGCGATCTGGCTGGCGCGGTCGGTGCCGTTAACGACCCTGCGAGCTTCGCGAAAGTCGGCGGCGTCGGCCAGCTTCATGCCGGTGAACCAGCCTTCCAACATGCCGCGCACAAGGATCAGCGCCGACACTTCGGGGATCATTGCCTTGGATGGATCGGCTACTAGGTCAATGCCTAGCTTCTCCCCGGCCTTGACGTAGTTCGCCTTGTGCGTGAGCTGGACGAAGCCGCGGCCAAACCATCCGCCAGACCAATAGTCGGATTTGACCCACGGCAGATTGCCGGCCTTCCACGCCTTGGTTAGCCGCTCCTTTGCCTTGGCGTCGGTTGTCGCCAGCGTTTCGCGCACGGGCTGCATGGTGCGCGCTGTTTCGTGGTATGCGGTCGCAAGGATGTAGGCTAGGTGGCGATCGTTGCCTGAGCCAGCCTTGCGCCATGCCTCAAAGATAATGCCGAAGCCGTCCACTTGGGCTTGGCTGAGCGACCCGCCGAACATTGGCCGTACTGCCTCGAAGAAGTCCGCGTTCATCATTGCGTCCCTTTGCCTTTGATCCAGTTATAGACGGGTCGAAACAATACCATGACAGCCACGCCGATGTCCGCCAGCGGCCAAGCCCAGTCGGGAATGCCAGCTTGCAAACAATCAAGCAGCGTTCCATCGGTGCCGCCCATATCGTGGACGTCGCAGCAGGCCCGGCGCCGGAACCCTGCTTCTATCGCCTCAAGCCTTAGGGGTCCGGGTTGAACGGGATCAAGTATAGCCCCTCAGCCGCCACAGCGGCGGCAACCTGAGCGGCGGGCGATACATCACCCGAAGACACGAACACCTTGAAGTTGGCGCCGTCGATAGCTGCCAGCGCGTCCTCGGCGGAGATGACCCCATCTGCGCCCCACACGGAGCCTTCAGGCAACGGGGGTAGGTCGCCGTTGGGAAAGCCGAGCAGGACGGTCACAAACTCCTCGGTCACGCCCTGGTCCGACATGAACAAGTGCGTAGCCGTCTCGGTCCAAACCGGGTCAGCAACGGTGGTGAGCTTGCGGCTCAGGCTATCCGGTCCTCGGCCGTAGGCTTCGAGCACTGAATTGATGTTCGCCGCGTGTGCGACGGCACCAATGGCAATTACGTTGAGCGTCATCCGGGAGCCTCCTAAGCGGCCATAAGCTGGTTGTGGATGGAAAGTGCGGCAGCGTCGGTCAGGGCCTTGTCGGCCTCAATCACGTCCCACACGTCGCCAGTGAAGAAGTTCGCTGCGGTGCCGTTGCTGTTGTAGGCACCAACCCGCAGCGGCCTGGTCGTGGTCGGCAATCCGACTTGTGCCTGCGTAGCGACGACAACGCCGTTCACCAGCAAATCAACGGTGGTGCCATTCCACCGGACGCCAATGGTGCCATCTACTCCAGCGATGGAGACAGCACCTGCAAGCGCCGCGCCGTTGCCGATGCGGCAGACGGCCTGATTGGACGCATCGACACCGAGGTAAATGCGGTCTGTGCCGCTGGCCCCCACTGCACCAACGAGCACCTGCAATGCGGCGCCGCTCGTCGGCATACTCCGAGCCATGATGTAACCGGTCGCGGCGGCTATTTTTGTTGTGAGCAGGTTGTCATCCGACCCGTCGAAGCGTGCGACATCGCCAGTCTGGTATTTCGGCTGGGCTGCAGTTGTCGCCTGTGAACCATGCGACCCGACGATTTCCTTGACGCTGATGTCATCAAATACCGTCGTTGTATTGGTATCTGCGGCGAGTAGATTTACCGTATTCGTGGTTGTGCTTGCTGCGAAGACCGCTTCAAAATCGCCGGTTATTGCGACGGTAAACGCAGATTGGTAGTCTGTGGAGTTCCGAATGCGCGTTAGGTACCCACCATTTGAGGCGCGCACCTTCCATGCAAACCTATAGCGCCTGCCCACCACGCTGGTGAACGGAGTTTGCGCGTTGCAATCGCCCCCCGCCACATCGGAACAGGCGATGGCCCCAGAGGGGTCCCATGCAAATGACCCAGGCCCGGCCTGCGACCATCCAGTGGTGTTTGAGTCGAAGGTCCCGTTAGCCACAAGTTCGGCCTGCTGGGCCATCTGCTGCGCATAGGTCCTCGCAGCCCAGGCATGGCCCTCCAGCGCGAGCGCTATGTTCTCGCCAGCGCCGTCAGCAGCGGCTCCGCCGTTGACGGTCTGGAACAACTGATCGGTCTTGCTGAAGTCGAAATACAACCCATCGGTGCCATCAGCGAAGGCCGCAAGGATAGAGTCCACCCCCACGCCACCGCCCCGCGTGACACCAATCCCCAGCCCGATCCCCATCGGCATTTTAGATGATCCCGATGAGAAGCGTTGCGGTTGATGTTGCGCGCACGAACTGCGCCCGGATCGGCAAGACCGTCCCGCCAGGCACCGCCGTAAACGTCACGTCCGCGCTATCGCCCACCAGCCGGCAGACAATGTTCCCAACGCCGCCCACGTAAATCGCCCGCGTCACAAACGTGAGCTCGTTGGTCGCGTGCGGCGTGATCGCAAACGCCTTATAGCCGGGGCTGTCCAACCCGCTCAGGTTGCCGCTGTAGTTATCAGGCATGGTCGGATCTCCGAGATAGGCAGGCAGACTTTACCCGCATGGGGCGGTTTTGTCTAGGATGGGGCGGGTTACACCGCTTCGAAGTAGAATCCGGCCAGCCAATTGGCATGGCCTAAATCGTTGATGTCAATCGAGTGCGACAAGGGCGACGAATTGTAAATCTTGTAGCCAACGCGCATATCGTTGTCGATGATCGCAATTTGTGCATCGAAAGCCGGGGATGCGGTCGAAAACGCCACAGTGCCCAGATAGACCGCGCCAATGCCGATCAGCACAACTGGAATGGTTTCCGCGCTTGGATCAACGGTTATCGCAGCGGGATTGGCGCTCGTAACTCCGCTGTTCTGCGGCGTGCTGACAGTGAGCGTCGTGAAGTCAATTGACGGTCTAAACACCAGCCCCAGCTTGTTATTGTCGGCGCCAGAGCCGCCGGTGCTTGCGCTCATGCCGGTCACAGACGCCTCAGACCCTGCAAGCTTCTTCCAACTCGCCATCGCGCGCGCGCCTTGTTGAGTTCCACCGCTAGTAACGATGTTTGTAAACCCGCTCGGCGTGACGGCGGTCGGCGGGGCGTTAGCGCCAGCATAGTCAATGAACAGCGCAACGTCATTGGCTTGAATGGTGCCGGCACTGAGCGCTGAGAAATCAAGCGCGGTGTCAGTCGATTGGCATGATCCGACGAACGTCCACGTTAGCGATGGCGCAGCCCCCTTCGGCATTAGCGCGGCGAGCAGGTGCAACATGCTCATCGATCAAATCTCCTGAGCCGAACCAACGCATCCCCAGTTTGACCCGTTCCACAAAAACGAAACGGTTAAGAGCTTCGAGATGACGGTCGTCGTCGGTAGCGCAACGCCTTTTGCCGTAAAACTGGCGCCCCACGTGATCGCCCGCGCCGTGCCGTTGTCCTTGATCTGGAAAACCAAAACCTCGCCGATTGATGGCGTGCCGGTAAGGTTAGTCGTCATCGACGTGATAGCAGCGGCCAGCGCCGTGATATTCACAATGTCGCAGTTGTCGGTGTTGACCGTAGGGGTGCCAGACGATGTGATCGTCGTAACGCGCGGCGTGGTCCGCTTGTTGGTTAGCGTTGTGGTGCTGGTCGCCTGCACTGCTGTATCGGCTTTGCCTAGCGATGTCTGAACCGCACTGGTAAGCTCAACGGATGGCGCGGTCGGGACTGTTAGATCA